ACACGGCTTGCCTTCTCCACATCCCCAAACCCCCCAACATTATTCGGCATAATCCCCATCATTTGCGGTGGCACACGGTGCGCTGCCATCATGTCATCGCGGCTGACATTTTTGATATTCAGAAACTCATCCTTCGCCGCGACTTCTGACAATGGGATGATCTGAAGTCCGTCCTTTTTGCCGTTAGGCGAGTACATAAACAGATTGCGGAAGTTACCTGGTCCTTTGGCGCTTTTCATCGCGTTACGGAGGTTGTTTACATCCTCCTGGTTCTGCGCGGCGTCGGTCATGTACATGATGAAGCCTGCATGACTGCCGTTAATGTAATACTTTCGACGGAACAGCGTGGCGGACTCGTTGAGCAGGGCTGACGGAATGGCAGAAAGATAACCGGGCAGGCCGTAGATCTCCTGGTTGATATCCGGTTCCATCAGGTGAAAAATGCTGCCTTTCGTGAACTGATACGGTTGCGTTGTCATGCCGTATTGCACAAACCAGTAGGTATCCAGGTCTAATCCACGTCGGGTGTATTTTGCCAGGGCTGGCTCAAGGGCGATAACTTCACCGAATCGGTTCGTGCGTTTCTCCAGGTAGGCGTTACCAAATACCAGATAGTCCTGCACAAAACGCGAAAAAGCCTGCTGGCTGAGCAGCGGATGAGGGATATAGGTACTGGTCAGAATGTTGCACTTTACTGCAATCGGGGAACTGTGATGCACGGCGGCGCGGAAGGTGCGCGCCAGTCCGTCAAAGCTGACGGGCGGCTCATACCAACGGTCCATCTGTACGCATTCCACATAGTCCAGCAGTTCACGGCGGTCCAGAACAGGAACGGGATCGCCGAAGCTGAATGCTTCGGCTGTAGTTTGACTTTTAAGCTGGATCTGTTTCGTCGCCGCAGCTCGGTTCTTCTTACTCTTTCCCATCAAAAAATCTCCACAATATTGCTGGTATTGGCGGATTCGCCCTGCAGCGGTTCGTTAAACAGTGCGTGCATCGTTGCCCATGCCAGATCGGCGTGGCTGGCTTCTTCGCTGCGGCTGGCTTCATAGGTCGGGCGGTTGCCACTGGCGGTGGTGGCGCGACGGATTGCCATAAATGACTGCGCAATGTCGGTATGTCCGGCGTCAAACTCCAGACGGCGGTGGCTGATAATGTCGTAGGCCTTGAGTACCAGGGCGTTTTTAACGTTGGGGTTGTAGACAAACTCCCGGACGGCAGGAAAGAACGCTTTCACGTTCTCGTAAACCCCGTGACCAACGCCGGTTGAGTCGATGCCGATGTAGGTCACGTTGTACTGCTCGGTCAGTTTTTTGATTGCGTCAGCCTGGGCGCGGAAGTCCATCCCGCGCCACTGGTGACGCTCAAGAATGCGAAACTTACCGCCCGGCACGGCTGGCGGTGCCACCACCACGCATCCGGCGCTGTCGCCGTTCTGCGTACCTTTTGCCGGGTCATAACCGATCCACACTTCGCGCCAGCCAAACGGGCGCAGGGCCAGAGCATGAAAGTCGGTCCAGACTTCCCAACTGTCCACCATGCACGCCTGCAGCTCGCTGAGCGGAAACACGGACGCGAGATCGTCCACAAACTCGCACATCAGTAGGTTCTGGTATTCGTCCGGGCTGTACTCCATGCGCAACTGGTCGAGGTCGAACAGGTTACAGCCGCCGCGCACCGCATCTTCCACAGTGACTATCTGGCGGTACTGCCCGTCTGCGCACAGCAGGCCGGGGGCCAGATTGCTGTGGGACAGGTCGATGTCCACCTTATCGGCTTTGTTGCGCCCACGATTGAACAGCGCACCGGACCAGAACGGATAAGCACTGTGAGTCAGGCTGGATGGCGTGGAAAAATAGGTTTGTCGCCATTTTTTGTGAATAGCCATACCGGAAGCCACTTTGCGCAGCTCCTGGAATTTCGGTATCCAGAAATATTCATCCAGATACAGGTTGCCGTGATAACTCTGGGCAGTGCGGGCATTGGTGCCGAGGAAGTAAAGCGTGGCCCCGTTAGGAAGCACCATCGGATCGCCTTTCAACTCCACCTCCACTTCTTTGGCGAAGTCGATGATGTACTGCTTAAAGACGTGGGCCTGTGCCTTGCTGGCGGAAAGGAAAATCTGGTTACGTCCGGTAAGCAGGGCGTCAATCAGGGCTTCACGGGCAAAGTAAAAGGTCGCGCCGATCTGGCGTGACTTCAGCAGGTTGCGGATGCGGTTGGCTTTTCCGGCTTCCCACCAGTGGCGCTGGTAGTTGAACATGGAGGAATGGAAGATTTCTTCCAGCTTCTCAATCTGCTCATCGGTGAAAACATTCTTTTCCGGCTGACGGCGCGGGCCTTTGTTGCGGTTGGCGACGTTAGGGTTTAAGTCGGCTTCGTTGCCGCCATTGTTAAACTTGCCGATCCGCGCGTGGCGCTCCGACTGGCGCGCCAGCAGGTCAATCTCTTTGAAATCTTTCCCTTCTTTGTGCTCCTTCATAATGAGCTGGCAGTAGCGTGCGGCGGTGGTGAGCTGCATCTGATCCAGCGGCCCATAGTCACCCCACTTGTCGCGTTTTTTCCAGCTGTGAACGGTTGCAACTTTCTCGCCCAGCATTTCAGCAATGCGGGCTACGCGGTATCCCTGAAAGTACAGCAGCATGGCCTGCCGACGGGGATCGAGATCTGCGGGTGTCAGTGTGGTGTTCATGGCACAAACCTACAGCCTTGAATGAAGGCTTTCCCCGCCTGCGGTTTGTGTGGTTGTCGGTACAAATACCGCGCATTGTTTCACTGCCCCCATCACCGCAACCATAAGGCTCCAGTAAGTTTTTTCTAACGGAGCACGGCTCATGACAGTGAAAGCAAAGCGTTTTCGCATCGGGGTGGAAGGTGCCACCACCGACGGACGCGAAATCCAGCGTGAATGGCTGGAACAGATGGCAGCCAGCTACAACCCGGCGGTGTATACCGCGCTGATTAACCTTGAGCACATCAAGTCTTATCTGCCGGACAGCACCTTTAACCGCTACGGCAAGGTGACGGCGCTGTTTGCTGAAGAAATCACAGAAGGTCCGTTGGCAGGCAAGATGGCGCTGTATGCCGACGTTGAGCCAACGGAATCCCTGGTGGAACTGGTGAAAAAAGGCCAGAAATTATTCACCTCTATGGAAGTCAGCCCGAAGTTTGCTGATACGGGCAAAGCCTACCTGGTCGGCCTGGCTGCCACTGATGATCCTGCCAGTCTGGGCACTGAAATGCTGACATTCAGCGCCAGTGCAGCCCATAACCCGCTGGCAAACCGCAAGCAGAATCCCGCCAATCTCTTTACCGCCGCAGAGGAAACGGTGATCGAACTGGAAGAAATCCAGGAGGACAAGCCGTCCCTGTTTGCCCGCGTCACGGCACTGTTCACCAAAAAAGAGCAGTCCGACGATGCCCGGTTCTCTGATGTGCATAAGGCCGTGGAGTTGGTCGCCACTGAGCAGCAAAACCTGAGCGTACGCACCGAAAAATCCCTGTCTGAGCAGGAAGAACGTCTGTCTGAGCTGGAGACTGCCCTGCAGGCACAGCAGACCGCCTTTAACGAACTGGTGAATAAGCTGAGTCATGAAGACAGCCGCCAGGACTACCGCCAGCGTGCAACAGGCGGTAACGCCCCCGCTGACACTCTGACCAATTGCTGATGGAGCACAAAACCCGATGAAGAAGAATACCCGCTTTGCTTTTAACGCTTACCTGCAGCAGCTGGCGCGTCTGAACGGTGTGGCCGTTGAAGAACTGTCCAGCAAGTTCACTGTAGAGCCGTCTGTGCAGCAGACGCTGGAAGATCAGATCCAGCAGTCCGCCGCATTCCTGACGCTGATTAACGTCACGCCAGTGACTGAGCAGTCCGGTCAGCTGCTGGGGTTGGGTGTTGGCAGCACCATTGCCGGAACCACTGATACCACAGCTAAAGAGCGTGAGCCTGTCGATCCGACGCTGATGGTCGATGTGGAATATAAATGCGAGCAGACTAACTTTGACACGGTGCTGACCTACGCGAAGCTGGACCTGTGGGCGAAGTTTCAGGATTTCCAGGTGCGTATCCGTGACGCCATCGTGAAACGTCAGGCACTGGACCGCATCATGATCGGCTTTAACGGCGTGAAGCGTGCGAAAACCTCCAACCGTAGCGAAAACCCGCTGCTGCAGGATGTGAACAAAGGCTGGTTACAGAAAATCCGTGAGGATGCACCGGATCACGTCATGGGCAGCACCACCACGGGCGGTGAAACCACACCGGGCGCGGTGAAAGTCGGTAAAGGTGGCGAATATGCCAACCTGGACGCCGTGGTGATGGATGCCGTTAATGAGCTTATCGACGTGGTCTACCAGGACGATGACGATCTGGTGGTGATTTGCGGGCGTGAACTGCTGTCTGACAAGTATTTCCCGCTGGTCAACAAAGAGCAGGAAAACAGTGAAAAACTGGCTGCCGATATGATTATCAGTCAGAAACGCATGGGCGGTCTGCAGGCCGTGCGTGCGCCGTTCTTCCCGCCGAATGCGCTGCTGATCACCCGTCTGGATAACCTGTCCATCTACTGGCAGGAAGACACCCGCCGCCGTTCAGTTATCGACAACCCGAAACGTGACCGGATTGAAAACTTTGAATCCGTTAACGAAGCCTATGTGGTTGAGGACTACCGCTGCGCCGCACTGGTGGAAAACATCCAGATTGGTGATTTCAGCGCCGCCGCAGCCGAAACCGGAGCGTAATCCATGAGCCTGAGTCCCGCACGGCAGCATCGCCTGCGCGTTCAGGCTGAACAGGCCGCCCGCGAGGGCGGCAGTGTTCGCCACGCATCGGGCTATGACCTGATGCTGCTGCAACTGGCGGAAGACCGCCGCCGTCTCAAGGGCGTTCAGTCCACGGTCAAAAAAGCGGAAATCAAGGTGGAGCTGCTGCCGAAGTACGCCGCCTGGGCAGAGGGTGTCCTGGCTGCCGGAGGCGCTCAACAGGATGACGTGCTGATGTACGTGATGCTGTGGCGCATTGATGCCGGAGATTATGCCGGAGCGCTGGAGATCGGGCGTCATGCCCTGCGTCATGGCTGGGTGATGCCGCTGGGTAACCGCAACGTGCAGACCGTGCTGGCAGAGGAAATGGCAGACGCCGCGCAGAGCGCAATGCTTGCCACCACCGGCTTTGATGCCGATCTGTTGCTGCAGACGCTGGAGCTGACAGACGGTCTGGATATGCCGGACCAGTCACGGGCGCGTCTGCATAAAGCGATTGGCGCGGTCCTGAGTGAAAGCAATCCGGCGTCTGCCCTTAATCATCTCAACCATGCGTTACAGCTCGATCCCCGCTGTGGCGTGAAAAAAGACAAACAGCAGCTGGAGCGCAGACTGCGCAATGACAGCCGCTGACAGAACGTGCCCCCGCGCACGGGCGGCACGGGGTGGCGAAAGGCACTGCCACATCAAAACCCCGTCCACCGCCCTCTATTTCAGGAGAAAGCAGCATGAAGTTTGTTGCGCCAGAACAGGCACCGGAACAGGCGGAAATCATCAGAAATACGCCGTTCTGGCCTGATGTGGACCTGTCGGAGTTTCGCAGTGTCATGCGCACTGACGGCACGGTGACGCAGCCGCGTTTAAAGCAGGTTGCGCTGTCGGCAATTTCGGAGGTCAACGCAGAGCTGTATGAGTTTCGCAGACGCCAGCAGATGCTGGGGTATGCCTCGCTGGCAGAGGTTCCGGCGGAACAGCTGGACGGCAAAAGTGAGCGCATTCAGCACTATTTCAACGCGGTTTACTGCTGGGCACGCGCCATGCTCAACGAACGTTACCAGGACTATGACGCCACGGCATCCGGTGTGAAGCGGGGCGAGGAACTGGCGGAAGCCAGCGGTGATTTATGGCGTGACGCCCGCTGGGCCATCAGCCGGGTACAGGACGCGCCGCACTGCACAGTGGAGCTTATCTGATGAAAGTGCGTGCGCATCAGTATGACACGGTGGACGCGCTTTGCTGGCGTCATTACGGGCGCACGCAGGGTGTCACGGAGCAGGTACTGAAGGCAAATCCGGGGCTTGCCGAATATGGCCCCTTTTTACCTCACGGGCTGCAGGTGGAGCTGCCGGACATTCCGACAACCACCACCGTGCAGACCGTCCAGCTATGGGACTGAATTATGACGCTTGAGCGAATCAGCGCCTTTATCACGTATTGCATCGCCGTCGTGCTGGCCTGGCTGGGCGATTTGTCCATCAAGGATGCCTCAACGCTGGGCGGCCTGATGATCGGTGTGCTGATGCTGGCTATCAACTGGTACTACAAACACAAAGCCTACCAGCTTCTGCGCGACGGGCAGATCACGCGGGAGGACTATGAATCCATCAATCGTTAAACGCTGCCTTGTCGGGACCGTGCTGGCTATTGCTGCCACGCTGCCGGGTTTTCAGCAGCTTCACACCTCCGTGGAAGGACTGAAACTGATTGCCGATTACGAAGGCTGTCGTCTGCAGCCGTATCAGTGCAGCGCGGGTGTATGGACTGACGGCATTGGTAATACGTCGGGCGTCATTCCCGGCAAAACCATTACGGAACGACAGGCAGCAGAAGGGCTTATCTCCAACGTGCTGCGTGTGGAGCGGGCGCTGGAAAGATGTGTGAAGCAACAGCCGCCACAAAAGGTGTATGACTCGGTGGTGTCGTTTGCCTTCAACGTGGGGACAGGCAATGCCTGCAGCTCCACGCTGGTGAAATTGCTCAATCAGCGGCGCTGGGCGGATGCGTGCCGACAGTTGCCGCGCTGGGTTTATGTAAAAGGTGTGTTTAATCAGGGGCTGGATAACCGCCGTGCGCGGGAGATGGCCTGGTGTTTACAGGGAGCAAACTGAAATGAAAAAGAAATTAATCAGCGGACTGTTTCTGATGTTATGGATGGCGTTGTTAATCGCAGCAATGGTGTATCCGCAGGGGATTTTTCCGGTACTGGCAGCGTCCGGCGTTTGGGTAGCCTGTTTGCTGACATGGGCGGTAATTCCGGTAGCACTGGCTGCGTTAATTAAGAATAGCCCGCTCTGGCAGGAGTTAAGGGCATCTTTGCTGAAGACAATTACCCGAAAAGAAAACGTATTTATCAGTTGGGTGATGCGATTGCTGGTTGTCGTAAGTCTCGCCTGGACGGGGTGGGCTATTACCCTGGTCTTTTATCTGCTGACCGTTATTGCCTTCTGGATCACCCGTAATCAGATGGCGCAACAGGTAGCAGCATGAACCGGTTGCTGCTGGTTGTGCTGGCGTTATTACTGGCGGCGCTGGGCTGGCAGACGTGGCGGCTGGCTGATGCCAGCCAGACCATCAGCACGCAGTCAGACGAGCTGCAGAGCAAAAGCCAGGCACTGGCAAAGAGCAACAGCCAGCTTATTAGCCTGTCCATTCTGACTGAAACAAATAACCGGGAGCAGGCGCGGCTCTATGCCGAAGCAGAACAGACCAGCGCGCTGCTGAGACAACGACAACACCGGATCGAGGAGCTGAAACGTGAGAACGAGGATTTACGCCGCTGGGCTGATACTCCTTTGCCTGCTGACATTATCCGGCTGCGGGAACGTCCGACACTCACCGGAGGTGCAGCTTACCGTCAGTGGTTGTCCGCGAGTGACGCCGTGTCGGCTGGAGCAGGCAACGCCGCGCACTAACGGTGATCTGGACGCGTTGCTGGATGAAACGGAGGCCGCCTGGGCGGTCTGTGCAGACAAAGTGGACATGATTATTGCGTGTCAGGAGCGAAACAGTGAACAAACCACAATCCCTGCGCCACGCCCTCAATAAAGCGGTGCCTTATGTCCGCAATAACCCGGACAAACTGCATCTGTTTGTGGATAACGGTTCGCTGGTTGCCACGGGGGCCAGCTCCATGTCGTGGGAGTACCGTTACACCCTGAATGCGGTGATTGAGGATTTCAGCGGCGACCAGAATCTGCTGATGGCCCCGGTTTTGCTGTGGCTGAGGGATAACCAGCCCGATGCCATCAATAACCCGGCGTTACGGGAAAAACTATTCACCTTTGAGGTGGATATTCTGCGCAACGATGTCTGTGATATCAGCCTGAACCTGCAACTGACGGAGCGTGTGCTGGTCAGCACTGACGGCAGTGTGTCGAGCGTTGAAGCTGTAGCGGAACCTGATGAACCTGAAGAAATGTGGACGGTGAAACGTGGCTGAACTGCAGAAAGTGGACGACTGGCTGAGTGCCTTGCTGGCGAATCTGGAGCCAGCCGCCAGAAGTCGCATGATGCGCCAGCTGGCGCAGGAACTGCGCCGGACACAGCAGCAGAACATCAGGATGCAGCGCAACCCTGACGGCAGCAGCTATGAACCGCGACGGGTAACAGCACGCAGTAAAAAAGGCCGCATCAAACGTCAGATGTTTGCAAAGCTGCGCACCACAAAATACCTGAAAACTGCCGCCAGCGCCGACTCTGCCAGCGTACAGTTTGAAGGCAAGGTGCAGCGTATTGCCCGTGTTCACCATTACGGCCTGCGTGATCGCGTCAGTCGCAAAGGACCGGAGGTCCGTTACGCAGAGCGCCGCCTGCTGGGTGTAAATGATGATGTTGAGGCAATGACCCGCGACATGATTCTGCAATGGCTGGCGGAGTGATCTTTGTATCAGCACTGATACAAGTTGCAGCACTGCCGCCTTTCTTCCCCTGATGGCAACCTTTCCCTATGAACGCACAATTAACCGAAATCATGCGCCTTATCACCAACCTGATCCGCACTGGGGTAGTCACCGAAGTGGACAGGGAAAACTGGCTTTGCCGGGTGAAAACGGGCGAGCTTGAAACCAACTGGATCAGCTGGCTGACGCTGCGTGCCGGGAATGCCCGCACATGGTGGCGACCATCGGAAGGTGAGCAGGTGGTGCTGCTGAGTCTGGGCGGCAATCTGGAAACCGCCTTTGCGTTACCCGCCATCTATTCGAATCAGTTCGCGCCACCGTCGACGTCGGCGGACGCCTGCGTGACAGAACATCCTGACGGTGGCTGGTTTGAATACGAACCCGCCACCGGGCGCTGGTATGTCAGGGGCATCAAATCAATGGTCATTGAGGCCGCTGACAACATCACCATGAAAACCAGTGAGTTTGTACTGGAGGCTGACCGCACGCGCATTAACAGCGAAGTGGTGATCAATGGTGGCGTTACCCAGGGCGGCGGAGCGATGAGTTCTAACGGGATCGTGGTTGATGCGCATCAGCATACCGGCGTCCTGAAAGGCGGCGATACAACCGGAGGCCCGGTATGACGCTTTATAGCGGGATGAACAATACCAGCGGCAAAGTCATTACTGATATTGACCATCTGCGCCAGTCGGTGCGGGACATTCTGCTGACGCCACAGGGTAGCCGCATTGCCCGTCGGGAATATGGTTCCCTGCTGTCGGCACTGATAGACCAGCCACAAAATCCGGCATTACGCCTGCAGGTCATGTCGGCAGTGTATGCGGCGCTGAGTCGCTGGGAGCCACGGCTGACGCTTGATTCCATCACCATCAACAGCAACTTTGACGGTTCTATGGTGGTGGAGCTGACCGGGCGGCGTAATAACGGTGTGCCTGTTTCCCTTTCCGTATCAACAGGAGCAGAGAATGGCAGTGATTGACCTTTCGCAGTTGCCTGCGCCGCAGATTGTGGATGTGCCGGACTTTGAGACGCTGCTTGCCGAACGCAAGGCCGAATTTGTGGCGCTTCATCCGAAAGATGAGCAGGAAGCAGTGATCCGCACGCTGGAACTGGAATCTGAACCCGTCACCAAATTGCTGCAGGAGAACGCTTACCGTGAGTTGCTTCTGCGCCAGCGCATTAACGAAGCCGCGCAGGCTGTGATGGTGGCTTACGCGATGGGCAGCGATCTTGACCAGCTCGCTGCCAACTACAACGTGAAACGCCTGACGGTGACGCCTGCTGATGATGACGCTGTGCCGCCCGTTGCAGCTGTGATGGAAAGCGATGAAGCGTTACGCCTGCGTGTGCCTGCAGCCTTTGAGGGGCTTTCAGTTGCGGGGCCAACTGCAGCTTATGAATTTCATGCCCGAAGCGCCGACGGTCGGGTGGCGGATGCCAGTGCAACCAGTCCGGCACCTGCAGAGGTGGTGCTGACAGTCCTTAGCCGCGAAGGCGACGGAACAGCAGAAAAAGACCTGCTGGATGTGGTGGAAAAAGCCCTGAACAGTGAGAACGTCCGCCCGGTGGCTGACCGTCTGACGGTTCGCAGTGCAGAAATCATCCCGTAACGTGTGGAAGCCTCCATTTTTCTCTATCCGGGACCGGAAGCGGAGCCGGTAATGGCAGCGGCAAAAGCCAGCCTGCAGAAGTACATCGCCAGTCAGACGCGGCTTGGTCGGGATATTCGCCGTAGTGCCATTTTTGCCGCGCTGCATGTTGAGGGGGTTCAACGTGTGGAGCTGGCTTCACCGCTGGCGGATGTGGTCCTGAACAAAACACAGGCCGCATCATGTACGCAGTGGAGCGTAACCAACGGAGGAACGGATGAATAGTCTGCTGCCACCGGGTTCAACTTCACTGGAGCGCCGACTGGCGCAAACCTGCAGCGGGATTTCTGATCTGCAGGTGCCGCTTCGTGACTTGTGGAATCCGGCAACCTGTCCGGTCAGTTTCCTGCCTTATCTCGCCTGGGCGTTCTCTGTGGATCGCTGGGACGAGGGCTGGACAGAAAGCGTCAAACGCCAGGTAGTGAAGGATGCTTTTTATATTCATCAGCACAAAGGAACCACCAGTGCCGTACGGCGGGTGGTGGAGCCGTTCGGCTTCCTGATCCGCATTATTGAGTGGTGGCAGACCGGAGAAACACCGGGCACGTTTCGCCTGGATATCGGCGTGCAGGACCAGGGCATCACTGAAGATACCTATCTGGAACTTGAGCGGCTGATAAGCGATGCCAAACCATGTAGCCGTCACATGATCGGCATGTCCATCAATCTGCAGACCAGCGGTCCGCATTGGGTGGGGGCCGCCAGCTATCTTGGCGAAGAAATCACGATCTATCCGTATATCAACGAAACAATTATTTCCGGCGGCACCGCGCATGAAGGCGGGGCGGTCCATGTTATTGACACAATGAGAGTGAATCCATGAGCACAAAATTTTATACCCTGCTGACGGATATTGGCGCGGCGAAACTTGCCAGCGCCGCCGCGCTCGGTGTGCCGCTAAAAATTACCCATATGGCGGTGGGCGATGGCGGCGGAGCATTGCCGACGCCGGACGCAAAGCAGACGGCACTGGTAAATGAGAAACGCCGGGCTGCGCTGAATATGCTCTATATCGACCCGCAGAACAGCAGCCAGATTATTGCTGAACAGGTGATCCCTGAAAATGAGGGTGGTTGGTGGATACGTGAAGTGGGTCTGTTTGATGAGTCCGGGGCATTGATTGCCGTGGGCAACTGCCCGGAAAGCTATAAGCCGCAACTGGCTGAAGGCAGCGGGCGTACCCAGACCGTGCGCATGGTGCTGATTACCAGCAGCACGGACAATATCACCCTGAAAATCGACCCTGCTGTAGTGCTGGCAACCCGCAAGTATGTGGATGACAAGGCACTGGAGCTGAAGGTGTACGTGGATGACCTGATGGCAAAACATCTTGCCGCGCCGGACCCGCATTCACAGTATGCACCCAAAGAAAGTCCAACGTTTACCGGAACCCCCAAAGCGCCAACGCCAGCGGCGGGGAATAATACCACGCAGCTTGCGACCACCGCGTTTGTACAGGCGGCACTGACGGCCCTTATTAATGGTGCGCCAGCCACGCTGGACACGCTGAAAGAAATAGCCGCAGCCATTAACAATGATCCGAATTTCAGTACCACCATTAACAATGTGCTGGCACTAAAAGCACCGTTGTCGAGTCCGGCACTCACCGGAACGCCAACAGCCCCCACGGCGGCACAGTCGGTCAACAATACACAGATTGCCACTACGGCTTTTGTGAAATCGGCGATTGCGGCAATGGTGGGTTCTGCACCTGCGGCACTGGATACACTGAACGAACTGGCGGCGGCGCTGGGGAATGACCCGAACTTTGCCACGACAATGCTTAATGCACTGGCAGGTAAACAACCGCTGGACAATACGCTGACTCATTTGAGTGGAAAGGATGTAGCTGGTCTTCTCGCATACCTTGGTTTGGGAACGGCATCGAAAAGGAATGTCGGGACGGGGGCAAATCAGATACCGGACATGTCCGCCTTCGCGTCAGGATCTGGGTATCAAAAACTACCGGGAGGATACATTTTGCAGTGGGGATCTGCGAATGCAGGTAACTCAGCATCAACGGGAATATCTAATACGTTCCCAATTCCATTCCCGTCAGGGATTATCATCATTACGACCGGGCAGATTGACCCCTCTTATACTTCAGAACAACAGCCAGCAGCAGTCGGTATTTCGTCGCCCACTACCACTGGGTTTATTGCGAAGTCAGCCGCAGCTAACTCGGATGCCTTTAACTATTTAGCGATTGGGTACTGACATGGGAAATTATATTTTTAGTCCATCAAAAAATGCTTTCTATCCGTTTGAGCTAAAAACTTCATACGAAGCAACAGACTCATGGCCGGAGGATGGAGTTGATGTAGAAGATTCTATTTTTATAGAGTTCACAGGAATTCCACCTGAGGGAATGATTCGTGGGGTTAGCGATAAAAACATGCCAGTCTGGGTTCTGCGCCCTGAACCTACACAAGATGAGTTAATTGCAAATGCTGAAGCAAAAAAACAATACCTTATTGAACAAGCGAACAATTACATCAATAGTAAGCAGTGGCCCGGCAAAGCCGCTTTAGGTCGCCTGAAAGACGTGGAAAAAGGGCAATATAATCTGTGGCTGGATTATCTCGATGCGCTGGAGGCCGTAGACACCTCCGGCGCACCAGATATTAACTGGCCTGAGTCGCCGGAGGCGTAGGCCATTCCGGGTCTGCTGTTTCAACACGCATCAGCAGCACCCGGTATTTTTTCCATTCAGTAAGCGCGGCGGTTTCAACTTCCGTCGCGATGCCTACATCAACGGCATCCTGTCGCCATGCTATTTCTGAATCTGCAATAACGCGCAGGGCTGCTTTTTTGTCTTCATTTGCAGCAATTATGTCTTCTTGAGTTGGTGCTGGTATATCTGTCCATGCCGGAAGGCCGTCATCACCTGCTATTCTCATCTTTCCTTTTTCAGCAGGCGTCTGAATAAAGTTAAATACAATATCATCGCTAACTTCCACTGAATCCTCAGGCCACGCCCCTGATTTAAGGTATTCAGATCTTAAATCAGAAAGATAAAACTCATTTTTGGAAGGACTATAAAAAAACTTATCCATATTAATAACCTATAGCCAGATAATAGAATTGTTCTGATGATGACAAGGTGCTTTTTGCAATAATTGACGCCCTTGTAACATTGCAGAACCCTATCGCTCCAGGAATAGAGGTTGACGTATATGTCTGATCGACATTACCAGTCATAACTGTAAATACCTGATTTGGAAAGGTGAAAGGGAAGTTACAAACAAGCCCTGTAGAATTTGATCCTCCAGCTGTGCCGTATGCCCATTGAATGATAAGCGTCTTTTTATCAGTGCCAAGTAGCACAGGTAATCTCAACCAGCCATTTTCTCCAAATGATGCACTTGCTGCATCTAACTTAGCGGCTCCTCCTAAACCAACGTTTAAGAAAATGCAGTTTTCCTGCCTGGCTGGCATCATTCGGGCTTTTGCATAAGGGAAAACAGATGCAGGTTGGCTATGTGCGCGTATCAACAAATGAACAAAACACGGCGCTGCAGCGTGATGCGCTGGAGCGGTCAGGATGTGAGCTGATTTTTGAGGACAAAATGAGCGGTAAAACATCGGACCGCCCCGGATTAAAAAAGCTGCTTAAAACCCTGTCACCGGGAGATACGTTGGTTGTCTGGAAGCTTGATCGACTTGGGCGCAGTATGCGGCATCTGGTGGTTCTCGTGGAGGAACTGCGGCAGCGGGCTGTTAATTTCCGCAGTCTGACGGACAGCATTGATACCTCGACACCCATGGGGCGCTTTTTCTTTCACATCATGGGCGCCCTGGCTGAAATGGAACGTGAGTTAATCGTTGAGAGAACTCGTGCGGGATTAGCTGCTGCAAGAGTACAAGGAAGAATAGGAGGACGGCGGCCTAAGTTAACGCCGGAACAGTGGGAGCAAGCCGGGCGGTTAATTGCTGCAGGCGAAACCCGGCAAAGAGTGGCCCTTATTTTTGATGTGGGGGTATCTACGCTTTATAAAAAATTCCCTGCCACTCCGTTAGCTTCCACTCAATAGTTTTGCCGCTTGTTGTGCCATGCCTGACACATAGCAGGATGCGTGCGTTATGTGCTCATCATTCAGAACATAAGCAGACCCCCTGTAACCGGAGAGACTGCCTTATGGCTCAGGATTACCACCACGGGGTGCGCGTTGTTGAAGTCAACGAGGGCACCCGATCCATTACCACGGTGAGCACCGCCATCGTGGGCATGGTCTGCACCGGCGATGATGCTGATGCGTCCATGTTTCCCCTCAATAAGCCGGTCCTGCTGACCGATGTGCTGACCGCCAGCGGCAAAGCGGGTGAGTCCGGCACGCTGGCCCGCTCGCTGGATGCCATTGCCGACCAGGCTAAACCCGTGACCGTCGTTGTGCGCGTGGCACAGGGCGAAACCGAAGCGGAAACAACCTCCAACATTATCGGCGGCGTGACCGCTGACGGTAAAAAAACGGGTATGAAAGCGCTGCTTTCGGCGCAGTCGCAGCTGGGCGTCAAGCCGCGCATTCTCGGCGTGCCGGGGCATGACACGCAGGCGGTTGCTACTGAGCTGTTGAGCGTGGCGCAGAGCCTGCGCGGGTTTGCCTACTTGTCCGCTTATGGCTGCAAAACGGTAGAAGAAGCGATTGCCTACCGTGACAATTTCAGTCAGCGCGAGGGGATGCTGATCTGGCCTGACTTCATCAACTTTGACACCGTGCTGAATGCAGACGCGACGGCTTACGCCTCCGCCCGTGCGCTCGGCCTGCGTGCCAAAATTGACGAGCAGACCGGCTGGCACAAAACCCTGTCCAACGTGGGCGTGAATGGCGTCACCGGCATTTCTGCAGATGTGTTCTGGGACCTGCAGGACCCGGCAACCGATGCGGGGCTGCTGAACCAGAATGATGTCACCACGCTTATCCGCAAAGATGGCTTCCGCTTCTGGGGTTCCCGCTGCCTCAGTGACGATCCGCTGTTTGCCTTTGAGAACTACACCCGCACGGCGCAGGTGCTGGCTGACACCATCGCAGAAGCGCACATGTGGGCGGTGGATGGCGTGCTTAACCCGTCGCTGGCCCGTGACATTATCGAAGGTATCCGCGCCAAGCTGCGCAGCCTGAAAACGCAGGGCTACATCATCGGCGCTGACTGCTGGCTGGATGAGTCGGTGAACGATAAAGACTCCCTGAAAGCCGGGAAGCTCACCATCGACTACGACTACACGCCGGTGCCGCCGCTTGAAAACCTGATGCTGCGCCAGCGCATCACCGATCAGTACCTGCTGGATTTCTCCAGCCAGGTCAGCGCGTAAGGGGACACCATGGCTTTACCACGCAAGTTAAAACATCTGAACCTGTTCAACGACGGGAACAACTGGCAGGGGATCGTTGAGTCTCTGACCCTGCCGAAATTCACCCGCAAGTTTGAGAAGTATCGCGGCGGCGGTATGCCGGGCGCGGTGGACGTGGACATGGGGCTGGATGACGGCGCACTGGACACGGAATTTTCAATCGGCGGCACCGAACTGCTGTTATTCAAGCAGATGGGCAAGGCCACCGTTGACGGCATCCAGCTGCGTTTCACCGGTTCCATTCAGCGCGACGATACCGGCGAAGTGCAGGCTGTTGAGCTGGTTGTGCGCGGGCGTCATAAAGAAGTGGATTCCGGCGAGTGGAAAACCGGCGAGAGCAGCAGCACCAAGGTCAGTAGCACCAACAGCTACGCGAAGCTGACCATTAACGGCGAAGTGCTCTATGAGGTCGATCTGGTCAACATGGTTGAAATCGTTGACGGCGTGGACCTGATGGAAGAACACCGTAACGCCCTCGGCCTCTGATTAACCTTAACGGCGCGGGCAGCCGCGCCAGTAGTTTATTAACAGGAAACGAACATGAGCGACAAACTGACTGAAAAGACCGTAAAACTGGATACTCCCATCATGCGCGGTAAAACTGAAATTACCGAAATTGTGCTGCGCAAGCCGCAGTCCGGCGCACTGCGTGGCACCCGTCTGCAGGCCATTATGGATATGGACGTGGGCGCGATGATGACTGTGATCCCGCGAATCTCCACTCCGACGCTGACCGCGCAGGAAATGGCAGAGCTGGACCCCGCCGATCTGACAGCAATGGCTGTAGAGGTGGTGACTTTTTTGTTGCCGAAGTCGGTGCTTGCCGATTTGCCGACAACCTGACGGTTGATGATCTGGTGGCAGATATTGCCACCATCTTTCACTGGTCGCCGTCCATCACTGACGTTATGCCGCTGACTGATGTGCTGGAGTGGCGGCATAAGGCAATTCAGAGAAGCGGGGCCAGCGATGAGTGATAATAACCTGCGACTGCAGGTAGTTCTGGGGGCGGTGGATAAGTTAACCCGCCCATTTAAAAATGCACAGGCTGGCTCTAAGGAGCTGGCATCAGCTATTCGACAAACCCGCGATCAGATTAAAAAGCTGAGTGATGCTGGAGGTCAGCTTAAATCTTTCGATCAGCTAACTCAAAGTGTTAGCCGTACTGGTGCCGAACTGGATCAGGCGAGGCTACGTGCTCAAATGATGACGCGCGAAATGTCATCTTTGGAATCCCCGACAAAAAAACAAACGCAGGCGCTTGAAGCTCAGTGGCGTGCTGTTTCACGTCTTGAACAAAAACAGCAACAGGAAACTCGCCAGATGGCGGCAGCCAGGGCTGAGCTTTATCGGCTGGGGTTATCTGCTGGGGGCGGAGCGCGTGAGACGGCACGGATTGCACGAGAAACTGAGCGGTATAACCGACAGTTGGCTGAGCAGGAGCGCAGGCTGCGTGACGTTGGCGAGCGTCAGCGAAAGCTCAACGCCATCAAAGCCAAGGCTGAAAAGACCCGCGAGTTAAGGAACTCTCTGGCAGGTAATGGTGCAGGGGCGATGGCGGCTGGGGTAACTACTGGCATGACGTTGTTGGCTCCAGTAAAAGCCTATTCAGAATCAGAAAATGCAGCGAATCAGCTCGCCGGTTCAATGATGGGACCGGGCGGAAAGGTAGCGCCTGAATTTGAAAAAATTAACCGGCTTGCAGTTGCTTTGGGCGATAAGCTACCGGGAACAACAGCCGACTTTCAGAACATGATGACTATGCTACGCCGTCAGGGTATGTCGGCGCAGGTCATCCTGGGCGGCTTGGGAGAGTCAGCAGCTTATCTTGGCGTGCAGTTACAGATGGCTCCCACTGCAGCAGCTGAGTTTGCGGCTAAGTTACAAGATGCTACTCAGACCTCAGAAAAAGATATGATGAATCTGATGGACGTGATCCAGAAAGGATTCTACGCGGGGGTAGATTCAGGAAATATGCTGCAGGGGTTCTCAAAAATCAGCAGCGCGATGGATATTATTCATAAAAAGGGATTGGACGCGGCTAAGACATTTGCTCCTCTATTAGTTATGGCTGATCAGGCTGGTATGGCTGGAGAGTCAGCTGGTAATGCCTACCGAAAAGTATTTCAGTCCGTCATGAATACGGAAAAAGTGAAGGATGCTAATGATGAACTAAAAGGCACTGGCGTTAGGTTCGATTTTACTGATGGAAAGGGGGAGTTTGGCGGGCTGGAGAAAATGTACACGCAATTAGCTCAACTCCAAAAGCTTAATACTGAGAAAAGGTTAGCTACGTTAAAAGGTATTTTTGGGGATGATGCGGAAACGCTGCAGGTGCTAAATATTATGATTACCAAAGGCATCTCAGGGTATCGTGAAACGGCTTCAAAGCTACAAAATCAGGCTTCTCTGCGCGAGCGTGTTGATGCCTCCTTAAATACTCTTGGTAATAAATGGGAAGCCGCTACAGGTTCCTTTACCAATGCTATGGCTAGTATCGGTGAAACAGTTGCCCCTGCATTAAAGAAGCTGGCTGACTGGTTGGGTGAACTGGCTTCGCGTCTGGATGGTTTTGTTAAACGACACCCACAATTGACCTCTGCGCTGTTTAAGCTGGCAGCTGGCTTTGCCATTGTTGCCACCGCCGCTGGGGTTGTTTCACTGGCGCTGGCGTCCGTGTTAGGGCCGATGGCAGTAGTGCGAATGAGCGCAGGGGTGATGGGGCTAAAATTTTCATCTGCATTTGGTCTTATTGGGAAAGCAATCAGTTCTGTTGGCAAGTCAGTTATATGGCTGGGCCGATTGATGTTTGCAAATCCTATACTGGCTGTCATTGGGCTGATCGCCGCTGGTGCTATTTATATCTGGCACAATTGGGACACGCTTGGGCCAAAGTTCAAGGCCATGTGGGATGCCGTATGTAATGCCACAGGTACGGCATGGGATTGGATTAAAGAAAAGGCCAGCGCCGCATGGGAGGGGATTAAATCACTGTTCTTTAATTATACCTTGCCGGGATTAATAGCTAAAAATTGGGATGCAATAAAATCTGGCGTTTCTGAGGCGTGGGCTAATATCAGGCAATCTATTAGTGATAAATGGAATTCGATCTTGGCTGATGTTGCCGCGCTTCCTGCGAAGTTTCAGGACATGGGCAGCGCCATTATTGACAGTATTCTTAATGGAATTAATGCCAAATGGGAGACACTAAAAAGCAAGCTTTCCTCAGTCACCGATTATCTGCCTGACTGGATGACCGGAAATAATAAAACACAAGGCAAAGCACAGGTGCAGGTGGTTGGTGGAGCAGCGGCTGCTGCGGTTCCGTTTGCAGGCATGTATGACAGCGGT